GAGTTAAAAAGTATCTTGTGAAATCCAGCACTGTCAGTAAAATCATCTTTATAAGTACTTGGAAAAGTGGTTTCAGTTAAATTAGTTGCCATAGTTTATTCCTTACAGTGATATTACAACTTTAATGTCTTCTTGTTGATTTGCTGCTCTTGTAACTGGTGCTCTGTTTTCTATATATAAAATGTTTCCAGAAAGTTTATCTACATCATCTCTAGTGAAAGCATCACTGTCTGCATCTATGCCTTCTTCTATAAGTGTTCCTGATGTGCCACCGCCAGTTATCGTTTCACCTTCAGTGAACGCTTTAAATCCAGTAGCTTCTGATTGATGAAAATATAATCTATCGCTATCAACTTCATCAACTAAAGCTTTAGCTCCTGATGTTCCACCTGTTATTGTTGTATCTAGGAAACTCGCATTAGCATCTGCAGCAAGCTTTAAAAATCTTAAAACTTTACCGCTCGATGTAGTAAAAGGAGGACCGTCATTTGCACTATCTGAAGTATGTCTTGGATCTCTTATCAAAGCAACCTGTCTAAAATCTTGTCCTATTATAAAATTACTATCTTCTATTCCATTCGGCTTTGAATTAAACATCAATGAATTTGATCTTAAATCATCTCTTGCATCTGCACCTAATCCAGCTTTAGGACCTAATATCGCCCTTGCTGCTGCACCACTGCCACCGCCGCTTGTAATTTCAACACTAGCAAAATTATAGCCTTGTCCCATAGATATCGCGCTGTCTGTACTTGAATCAAGCTCAATTTTTGTAACAGCTCCACCTGAAACTGTAGCAGTAGCTGTAGCTCTAACGCCATCACCATTGATAGTTATCGTTGGAGTGGAAGTATATCCACTTCCACCATTAGTGACTTTAATGCCTATTATTTGTCCAGGAACTGCAGAATCTTGAACTAAAGCATGTTGAATCTCAAGTACAGATAAAGTGGTTGTGCCAGTTAATTCATTAACTCTTGCAGAGTCTAGAATTTTTTCAACTGGTAAAAAGTTTGCTGATAAAAAAGCACTTGCTCTTGCAGCTGCCAAAGAATATAAAAATTTCCAAACGTACCCATCAGAAGTTTTAAATGGCTTTGTACTTGTACCAGTTGGTTTTATAGTAGAAGTTGTTGCAACGCCTGCATTATTTTTGGCTTGTTGTAAAACAATATAAACCTGATTATCTTCTGTCATAACCGCATAAGGATTTGTATCTGGTATACCAGTAAAATTATCATCATAAGCTTGATATATAGATCCAGATGACCAATTATATCTTGGTATAACATATGATACATCACTTGCAGATTTTATTGATTGTAAACCTGCTCTTAAATTTCTAATAGTTCTAGGATTATTTGTGGGATCAGGCACGGCTTCTGAACTGTCCCAAGGCTCTGATTTACCTATTCCTATATAATATCTATTAGTATTATTCGTAACTTCATCAAAGATATTTTGAGTTAGTATTTTTTTAAACGGGTCTGTAATTATTGCTGGCATTGTCTATCTCTATGCTGTTATCGTTAAACCAACCGCGGCTGAATCTGTAGTTAATAAAAACCAATTTGATCCGTCCCAGATACATTGTGCGGCTTTGTTTTGTGTTAAACTAAATGATGTTCCATTTGCAAACGGATGAGGTGTGATAGTCGCAGTACCTGTTCCTTTATTCGTAAAAATTTTAAATTCACCTATTGTCGTTCCGCTACCTAAATCTGCAGCCAAAGCATTTTCACTGTTACATATTATCAAAGATGCAGATGAATCAACCTGTCCGTCTATGGACATTGTGTTTGATCCGTAAGCAGCCTTTTTAACACTTACAGATCCTTTACCTTTAGGTGTTAATATTATATTTAAATCAGTTGCTGTCCCTGTTGCTGAAAGAGTTGGTCCTGTGGTTGAAGCACCGTTTGCTATTGTTAGTTCATTAATAGCGTTACTAGTAGTTGTAAATTTTATAAATTCGTTTCCATTAGCATCATTTAAAGACGCGCCGATAACAGGTGTGTTAATCGTCGGCGATGTTAACGTTTTATTAGTTAATGTTTGAGTTCCTGCTATTGTTGCAAATGTACCAGCACCACTTGGTATAGTAATTGTTCCACCATTTGTAATTGATGCTATAGTTGGTGTTGTTAAAGTTTTATTAGTTAATGTTTGTGTGGCAGTATCTAATATAACATTACCATCAGCATTTGGTAAACTAATAGTTCTATCTGCTGTAGGATCCGTTGCAATTAATTTTGTTTCATGCGAATCTGTACTAGATCCTTCAAATATGATAGTGCCAATACTACTTGAATCTTTTATAATAACTCTTGTACTTAGTGTTGAGCTATCACCTCCAAGTTGTGTGTACAATTCTTGAAAGTTTTGATTAATTTTTGTTCCAGCAGTGCGTAAGGTATCTCCTGTACCATCGTTTGCTGCTGAACCTACATTTATATTTTGTCTAGTCATGTTAAATCCTAATAAGTCTATTTATACTAGAAAGATGAGTCAGTCACTCTTCTAGTAAATATTTCGTTATCCATTGTTTCTAATATTATTGAGAAATCTGGTGTAGCGTTTTCAGCACTATCTCTAATTGAACTATCATCAAAAGTAAATGAGTTTGGTGTTATTATTTGACGTAATGTGTGATAAGTTGTATCAAGTTGCGATAAAGTAATATCTTTATACTCTTCTACTAATTCATTTAAATTAGATCTAACTTTACCATCGCCAGAGTCTATCAACACCGTTGTCTGAACAAAAGGAAATGAGAATGCTGGAGTTGCTTCAGAAACAAGTGTTGGTCCGGGCGATGAATCTACAAGTGATAAAGGCGCTGTAATATTAAAAGAACCAACTGTATCAGAAACCACTTCACCTTTAAAATAAAATCCTGCAGGATGAACAAACTTTTTATATAGCTCTGACCATTTAGTTATATCGATTCCAGTTTTTACTAATAAGCCAAATGTTTGAAAAAGCTCATCGTCTTGTAGATATCTTAATGAGTCAACACCTATTTGACTTGCAGAGTTTCCAACATTAAATATTGATTCTTTACCATATTCAACTTCAGCAACTTGCTGAAAAAATAATCTAAAAAATTCTTGAAATCCAAATTTAGTACCTTTGCTTCTTGCTAACTCGGCTAGCCTTGTTATTGCATATCTTGCACTAGTAAAATTTTCACCTGTTTTTAATCCACCAGCAATTTCGCTCACCACATTATTAATAAGATCACTAGGCATTTCTCTTGCATCTTTTTTAGAAAACAACTGTCTTACATCATCGCCGAAAGAATGTGTTCCGTTATCTGAATCTAAAAAATCATAATATTTTTCTAAAAAAGTTACGAGAGTCGGATACTCACTTGTATAATATTCAGGTAAAGCTTCACGCACTTTCCGCACTTGAAAGTTCTTAAGCCTTCTTTTACTGCGATGATTAATAGACATTAAATGCTAACCTGTGTATTTTGAAAATCAAGTAGAGCTCTAGATGTTGAAGCCGATGTGTCAATACCGAGAACATAGTTACGTAATGGTCTTATAGTATTTTGATTTGCTGGAGTAACTGTTACAGATATGAAACTTCCATCTATAGAACTTGGTTTAAATCCAACTAAACTTATAACGCCTGTATCTTGATTATATATACCCACATTATCATTTTCAACAGTTCCATCAACTGAAACAATTTGTATTTTTGTACTGTTTAATTTGTTTCGTAAAAAACATTGTTGGCTGTTAAAAGTAAATCCTGATGAACTTAAAACCGGTAAATCCGCAGCTGGAAGAGCAAGCTTCGCGGGATAATTTATATCGTAACTAAGAGAAATATTATTGGTTGGTATAAAAGTTTGAACCATCTTAACATCTATCTTAGAGTTTAAAATTGCAGGATCTAATGCGTCTATAATAGTGAGTAAATTTGATCTTCTAAAAACTTTATTAAATCTTTCTAAGTCAGTTGCAAAAAAAGTATTTATTCTTGCTTGTACTAAATTTCCCATTGACTGTGCAGTAGCACTCGTTAAATCCGGATCTAAATTGAAAGTAGTTGTAAGTTGTAAATTTGTTGTTATAGGATCAACAAACTCTGTTGTAATTGACATTACTGACATATTATCAATTAAATCAGTTTTTATTTGATCTTTTACGCTCTGTTGTGTGCTATCAGTTATTCCAGCTTTAAATTTTAAGCCAACATAAACACGCCCATAAATTGGTGGAACATTATCAGCACCGCCAAAAGATGTTACATCATCTAAATATGCATTAAAATTTGATAATATTTGTCCTTTATAATCTTCAGCTGTGACCAATCTTCTTTGCGAGGTAAAAGCTATAGGAGCATTTTGTCTTATAGATTCTATGCTTTCTTTAAATGCGCCGCCAGCTGCATTTGATTCTGTAACAGTTGTTATGTTATAAGATACAGAATTAATAGTTATTGTTGAAGACGGAGTAAATGTACTAGCAGTGTTTGCTGCACTACCTTGTGTTGATAAGTAATCAACTATTATCTTATTACCAGCAACTGGCGCTTTTCCGGTAGTAGTACCATCACCAAATATTAACTCATAATATCCATTAGGAACTTCTTTAATTTGATAATAAGTTGAGTCATTTTCTATTTTTACTGCTTTCTTAATATCGGTGTAAGTATCAAAGATAGTAGATGATGCTGTAGGAAAGACACGAACTCTAATAGTGGTAGTGTCCATTGTAATATCAGGTATGACATATATTTGTGTGTCTGTTGTATCACCTACAAAAAATGTCTTTGTTTTTTCTGTTCCTTCATAAATCGGTATAGCAGTTCCACTTGTGCTATTTAAAAATTGATAAACGCCAGAACCATTATCATTTGCCGTAAAGGCTTCTCTAGTTTGGAATGTATATGATGTTCCATCAACACTAGTGGTGAACTGTGTATTTCGCGGCAATACTATTGCATTAGGTCTTGGAGTTGTAGTAATATTTATTGATAAGTTTAAAGAAGCTTCAGGCGATACATAAGATCTTGGAACGTAACCAAGATTTTCTGCAAGCGCGGCAACAGAACTTCTTAGTTGTGCAGTGTTTATGAAAGACTCATTTAAAGCAAAGTTGGCATTTAAACCAGTAAAATGTGTATTATAAGCTAATACATCTAATATGTTACTCAATCCAGATGCTTCAAAATCATAGTCAGCAAATTCAGTTTGTTGTTTTAAATAATCTTTTAATTTGCTTTTTATAGTATCAAAGTCTAGTTGAGTTGATTTGATTGTTGTTGCCATTATCTTAACCTTGTTAAATCTATATTTGTAGTTACAGTTTCGTTTGTGTTAATTATTCTAAAAGTCACTGTAACTTTTATTTGATGATCATCATCACTTAAGTTACTACTTATGTTAGTAACTCGCGCACGAGGCTCATATATTTCTATAGCATTAATTATTTGTTCTTCTAAATCTTCATCATCTATGTCTGTATTAAGTGCAAATAATAATGAATTTAAGTTTCCACCGAATCTTGGAAGAAAAGGTTTCTCACTAAAATTTGTAAGTAATAAATTTTTAACTGCTTGTTTTACAGCAGCCGCATCTGTTTTTTTAAATACGTCACCAGATGGCTTTTTAGCGAATGATAAGTCAATATCTTGAGATGACTTTGTGCGAGCAGTAAGTATAGTCTTACTTCCTAAGTTTCCATCCTCTATTGAAAAAGCTCTTGCCGGCATATTATTTCCTTTGTTCTATTTATACAGTTATGTAGTGGGTAACGCTTCCATAAGCTCATTTGTTACTTGAGAAAAGTTATTATATCTAGTTTCAACTTCATTCTTATATGTAACTGTCCACGGTGGTGTTATCTCAGGCATTATTATTATAATTTGAGCATTTAACGATCCATCCGGATTATAGTTATCGTAATCTAAAATAAGCTTTTCAAAATTCAGTGTATCTTTTAAATATACAGCTAAATCAAATGTTTTTTCTATAGCGATTTCACCTCTCATATTGATTAACTCGTATACAACGGCTCTTCCTCTTGACATCAAATAGTTTAGTCCATCACTTACATCAAGCTCTTCGCCTTCTTCAGCTCTATATAATCCTTCAACTACTTGTAACCTAAAATCTTTAAACTCTTTAACTGCGTTATATGAGTTAACAGATCTTAATACTCGAGCGTGTAAAGTATATTGTTTTGCGAGTTTTAATCTTACGTTATCATCAAGTATGTGAGTTAAAGTAACAGGATCTCCAGAACCACCTAAGAAAGTAGCCATAGTAATACCAGGTGCCAACCTAGTTCTACTTGTAATTTCATCTTGAAATACTGGATTGAAATTTGGTTCAGGTAAAGCTTCAGTTGTTTTTACACTTATTGGTGCTCCTTTGAATCTTTCCATAGGTTTGTCTGGATTACCTATAATAGTGCTTGGTATCTTTAAACTCTTCTTTCCAGAAACAATTCTATCAGTCGTAAGTATAGCTTGTCTTGTAAAGAATGGTGACAATATCCCTTCTGCTTGACACGCATTCGTAAACTTTTCATTGTTAAGTGCATTAGGATCTCTTAGCTTAGATCTAACTTGACGTGTAGTTAAATCGGTAGTTGATAGTCCGCCATAATGAGTTTTTCTATTAAGTCTATCAAATAATCCACCAAATGTATCGATAGCAACTCTTTTTATAGCAACAGTTGATTGTTCTAATAATTCATTTAAGATAGAAGTTGTTGGCTGTAACGTATCTGAATCTGCTGCTGGGGTTATTGTTACGGTATCCTGTGAGCTACCAGCTCCAGCTCCAAGTAATGAAGCTACAGCAGATTTTCCTGCAGTGCTTGCATTACCCGATAAGTTACCATTAAAAGTTGGTGCAGTCATTCCAACATCAGCAATTACGCCTTGTGAAGCATGAACAGAAGTTGCATTAATTCTTGGTATATGAGCTGTATGACCATAATAAACCATATTTACACCACCTATTGTTCCGCTATCTCCTAAAACTGCAAGTGAAGACGCAGTAGCGTTTATGCTTTTTGTTGACAGTGAAACTTCATTTTCTGCAGTCATAAACAAAGTACCACCGATGTTATGAGCCTCATCTTCTCCTACAAATATATTATTTGATTTTTTGATTGTATTTGTACTATTACCGTGTATAAATGTAGTGCCATCTATACCTATTGTTTCTGATCTACTTTCTATAATCTTTACTTCTTTATTTTTTCCTATATCTTGTTTATAACTTCTTTTAATAGTCTGATCAACATCTCCGTCAACTCTTACATTGAAATCACCGCCAACTTCTAAATCAAAGTCACCTGCAACTTTTAATTTTAAGTTTCCGTTGTAATGTAATTCTCCATCGCCATCAACAATAACTTTTTCATCATGCGCAGTAACTCTTATTGTATTAGCTACTGATCCGTATATTACAGTTCCATTTGCGCGCATTTCTACGCCTGATCCAGTTCTATGACGTATCATTATACGTTCAGCTCCGGGAGTATCATCATACTCAACAATGTGTCCTGATGCTGTTTCTTTAACCTGACTGTTTGGATATGTAGAAGCTGCTTCATCTTTTAATTCGAGATCTAGATCAGCATTACCACCTCCAAGCTCTACATTAACTCTCTTTGTACCTCTTGCTTTTTCATTTACAGAAGAAGTATTTAAGAAAGATTTTTTAGGATATGCTTCATTAGGATCATCAAATCCATTTTCTTTTCTAATACCGCCCGGTATAAGCTTATTACTATTTCTATTTTCAAAAGCCATTTATTTCACTCCGAAAGCATTTTTTATGCTATTTGTTAAATCATCAATTTTATTAATATTTAAATTTTTAATAAGACCGTCAACATTACCCATACTTCCGTCTAGTTTGTTAAAAAGAGCGTTAGCATTATTATCACCTAAAATTTTACTTGCTTCACCTCTAGCTTTTATTTTAGATGCATCTAGATTACTTTGAATATCTATATTTCCTGATTTTATATCTTCTAATGTAGTTTTTATTTCAGCAGTAGCTTCATCAATGCTTACTGGTTTTTTGATACCAGTTGTTTCATCAATACTTTCAAATTCCTTTGTAATTTTGCTAGGATTAATTTTTTCTATATCACTGAGCTTTGTAGGAACAGTTTTAACAAATTCTGGTGACTTAACAACTGCAAGTTCCTCTCTCGTTTTATCACCCGGATCTATTGACTCTGTTATTGATGTTCCTGCTATTATTTTATTATATTTTGCTCTAATAGCAGATATATCTATTCCAGGCCCAACAACCTCTGGATCAGTCTCATTAATACCGAGTGCATAAATTTGTGGCATAACTACAAACGCTGCAGATATAACATGATCAACAGCTGCAGCCTGTTGAGGTGTTACAGGATTTGTCTCACCAGCTATCAAAACAACATATATCATTTTATCAAATCTTGCTGGAAAAACTCCTTCATCATTGATCTCGTCTATAGGTCGACCTTTTTGTACAGTACCGTCTCTCTTTATAACAAAGTGTGCTTGTATTCCAAATTTTTTTGCATCAGGACCTTCTAAAATTCTACGAGCTGAAGCACTTGCTTCTGTTGGACTTTTTTTACTTTTTTCTTCTTCTATTGTAAATTCTAAATCTAGTTCTTTATTTAGCTTCTGTAAACCTTTTGCATCTTTAGCATAAACATAATCATCAGTTGTGTAATCAACAAGCAATTG